CGTCAATGATGCTGTTTCGGGTATCTGATGTGATGGTGGTATCGTTGTCGAGCTGATGGTTGTTAAGCAAAATGCACTGATGCGTAATGGAGTATAAAAGCTTAAGCTCATCAATGGTAAAAGATTGATCCATTTATTACACCTCCTTTCCTCCTGCATTTTACAGCATCCGGGAGGAAAGGGCAAGAAATACGGAGGGGGAAAACATGGCAGTAACGAAAAAACTGGAATCCTTTATCGAGCGCATTCTGGAACAATGCGAGCAGGAGGGGCTGACAATTGCGGAAGTGAACAGCCTGCCCAATTGGTTGGATTGGAGAATCACCAAATGTGTAGTTCGCCGGAACCGCGAGACGAAATTTACAATCGGGACGAAGCCATACGAGGCGGCTATGCCGAAGAAAAGCGTGATGCAGCAGCTGGAAGAACTGCTGATGCAGGACCGCAAAGCAGGGCTGGCGGCAATCGCTGAGAAAACCGGCTACACCGCCGACGAGTTAGAGACGATCTGGCAGGAATATCTGGATACGCAGTACGGAGAGAAGCCGGTAACGGAAATTGCGCGGGACTTTGTAGGAATCGCGCTGGAACACGATTTGTAAGGAGGCGTGAGGAACAATGCGTGAGGCGGAGGGCTACCGTCCGCAGCTGGAGCTGCTGACGGACATGTTCCCGGGGCGGGCGGCGATCACGGTCAACGAGTGCCAGACCGCGCTAGGCATTGACCGGCGGACGCTGCTCGCCGAGCGCGAATTTCCGGCGCGAAAGATCGGCGGCAAGTACGCGGTGCCGTTGACCGAGCTGGCGCGCTGGCTGACGAGGAAATCATAATTGAGGAGGGAATTTGATCATGGCGAAGAAACTACACGTCGAAATCGGAATTGACGGTGAAACGTCAATATCAAGGATCGAGGGCAGAGGCGGGGATTTGATCGCCGCAGCAGCATTTGCAGTCAATGCGTTTTACAGAGCTTTTGCAAAAAAGAGCGAAGAAGATGCCAGAAACTTTAAATTTCTCATGCAGAAAATAGTTGCAGAAGATGATTCCGTGATCTGGTCAAAGACGATTTGAGGAGGAAAACACCATGAGAACGAACCTTGCGCGAGTAGAACCGGAAGAAACCACGCGGGAGCGCCGGGCGCGGCTGCGGGAGGAAATGCAGTACCGGCGGGCGCTGCGGCTGATCGTGAAGACCTGCTGCATCTGGCTGGGCGGTGCGGCGTATGTCCTCGCGGTGATTGCCGGATACGGGCATATGATGGACGTCGCTGCCGTGACAGGCGCAATCGCAATCGGCTTGTCCGTCTACGGGGCAATGTGATATGGACGAGCGGATCACAGTCAGGTTTCGTCCAGAGCAGCTGGACGACGTAATTGACGCGCTGTTTGCCTACGCAGACGATTGCGTCAATGATCGAGAGATCCTGCTCAAAATGCCGCGCGTGGACCGGGAAACGGTGAATGATCTGGCGCAACGGGAGACGCAGCTAAACAAGCTGGGCAGATGGCTCCAGCACGTGAAGGAAGAGGCAGAATGATGCCTAGTCTAACGCCGCGATTGCGCCGGATCAAGCCGCCATGCGGCAGATTCTGTCCAGCCAGGATGGCGGGATGCAGCACCATGTGCTGCAACTGGACGCTCTATGAGAGCATCAGGAACTATCTCTACGTGGAAAACGGACAGGCACGGAAAAATTTAGAGTTGGACATTGCGGCACAGAAGCAGATAAACCGTGCGGACAATCAGGTGAGGAGGCGCAAACACTATGGCGCGAAATAATATCGACTACAACGGCGAGCGGGCAAACCGCCATCCTGCCGTAATTGCGCAGGCAGGATACACCGGGAAAAACCACTACGCCGTGACATACAGCGGACAGACGGTCTTCGTCCGCGCTTCGGACGAGCTTGCCGCGCTGTTTACGGCGGCAAAGCACTGGGGCTATAAATTTACCCGCCCCGAGTACCACCAGAACGCAGCCGCCAGAAAACTGCACTACACGCCGGGGCTTTGAGGGGAGGCCACAAGGATGAGGGCGAAAAACTGCCGGCGAGCGGCAAGAGGGAAACGGAAAATAGGAGGGGCGATGTGACGTGAGTGATTTAGAGCAGACCGCGATAGAGCGGCTACGGTTTGCAGCTGAAATGTCCCTGCGGGTATACAAGCAGCCGCTTGTGATTACCTACTCGGGCGGCAAGGACTCGGACGTGCTTTTGCATCTGGCGGGCAAAGCCGGTATCCAGTATGAGGTTTTGCACTCACTGACCACGGCGGATGCGCCGGAGACGGTACGGCATGTGCTCGATACCTTCCGGCGGATGGAGCTGACCGGCGTAAAATGCGACATCGATGCGCACACAAAGCCGGACGGAACGAGAACCACGATGTGGAACCTGATACCGAGAAAGCTTATGCCGCCGACACGTTGGACGCGGTACTGTTGTTCGGAGCTTAAAGAGGGCGGCGCAGGCGGAAGATTTATTGCAACCGGTGTACGCTGGGCAGAATCAGCGAAGCGGAAAAACCGCGGTGCGTTGGAGGTTTTGCACCGAGATATATCAAAACGCCTAACACCGATGAACGACAACGACGAGAGCAGAATGATGATGGAGACGTGCCAGCTCAAAGGGAAAAGGGTTGTGAACCCGATTATCGATTGGAAAGACGTTGATGTTTTGGGTTATGCCGCAGTAGAAAAAATTTGCATGAATCCGCTGTACGGCTGCGGCTGGAAACGTGTCGGTTGCATAGGTTGCCCGCTTGCAGCAAAAAACGAGAGAAGAAAGGAATTTGCGCGATATCCAAAGCACAAGCTTGCGTATATCCGAGCGTTTTCCAGAATGCTTGCCGAACGAAAAAAGCGAGGATTAGACGGGAGCTGGGAAACAGGAGAAGATGTCTTCCACGCATGGATGGAGGACGGTGTTTTGCCTGGGCAGATGGTTTTTGAAGGGATGGAGGAGGACACGCTATGACAGACAAGGAAATTATACGGGCGCTGCGTATCTGCGCGACGCATATAGAGAAGGGTTGCGAGCTTTGTCCACAAAGGAAGTATGTGCGTTGCACGGAGCGGCTGGCGGATGAAGCTATCACCATGATCGAGCGCCTGACCGCCGAGAATGTGGTGCTCCCGGATGGGCAAGCGAGCGCGATTGAATCGCTTCGAAAGGAAATCGAGTGGAAGGACATGGTGATTGCCCTCGCCCAGAAGGAGCAGGCGGAGGCAGAAGCCGAGAGGGACGCGCTGCGGGAGAAGGTGCCGCGGTGGATTAGCGTGGATGATAGGCACCCAAAGCCTGGAACGCGCGTTCTTGCTACGGATGGCGTATTTGTTGGAGAAGCATACCGAACAAGCGCTGATACGTGGCGCAGATATGATGGCATTGCAATGCGGGACTGCATCGGCAGCGCCGTTACCCACTGGATGCCGCTGGCGGAAGCGCCGGAAACGCCGGAGGGAGGAGAAAAGGCATGAGCAAAATCAAAAAGGTAGGATTTGGGTATACGGTGCCGAAAGAACGGTACCAGGAAGCCGCGGAGAATATCCAAAAGCTTGGCGCTATGTACGCAGAGTATCTGCGGAAGAAAAATTTTGATGGGCTTGGAGCGCAAGATGCGCAAGAGCTCATGGCCGACATCCTGCTTGCCTGCACTGCGCTGCTCTATGTCGCAGAATTTGCGGCAGATAAATGCCATATGGTGCCGCTGCCGGGAAAGGATGGAAAAGCATGAAGATTTACATCGCCGGTAAAATCACGGGCGATCAGGGGTGTCAGGCGAAATTTCAAAGGGCGGCAGTGGGGTTGCGGATGTGTGGGAACATCGTGCTGAATCCGGCGGAGCTGCCGGAGGGGATGGAGGCTGCGGACTATATGCGCATTTGTATGGCGATGATCGACGTGGCGGACGCGGTTGTTTTCCTGCCGGACGCGAAGGACAGCGCAGGCGCGCGCCTTGAGAAAGCATATTGTGAATACGTCGGGAAGGAGTATGAGACATGGAACGACTAACATTTGAAGGAAACTTTTGTGACCTTGCGCAGTGCCGAGACTCGGCGTGCCGGCAGAGCGGCACCTGCACGCAGAAGCAGGTGTGGGAGCGGCTAAAGGCTTACGAAGATGCTGGATTATCCCCGCAGGCGTGCGCAGAGGCTCGTGAAATCGAGGAAACGCTTTCCGGCTGTGATTACTCCATCTCACGAATGGTGGAGCTGATGAAAGCCGACAAGGACGGGCGAGTTATTGTTCTACCTGCCAAAAAAGGAGATACACTGTATGCCGTGACTAGGTTTGGCATTGAAAAACGAGTTGTAAAAGAAATTGCAGCGCCATTTTTCTACAATAGTTACGAAAGTAGTGATAGGGCAGCGCTCCCAACCGCTATTAGAAATTTTGGCAAGACCGTATTTTTGAGCCGCGAAGAAGCCGAGAAGGCTTTGCAGGAAATGGAGGGCAAGTAGGATGGCGATTAAACGAATTTGCGACCGCTGCGGGGCAGAGATAAACCCCGAATCGTCTGCAACGTGTGTAAACATCCGCAAGTGGCGCCAACTGGACCAACCGGATATCGAGCTTTGCTGTGCATGCGCGATGCAGCTCAATGAGTGGATAAAACCGCTGGTAGAGGAGGGCAAGAAGGATGGCAACGAAACGAGTATGTGACCGCTGCGGGGCGGAGATAAACCCCACAAGCTCTGCGACGTATGTAAACGTACGAAGCGCGTTCCATGAAGAATCACCTGATATTGAGCTTTGCTGTTCGTGCGCGATGCAAATCAAAGAATGGCTTAAGTCGCGTGTAGAGGAGGGCAAGAAGGATGGCTGAACTGAAACCGTGCCCGTTCTGTGGCGGTGAAGTTAGTCTTGTTCCGTGCGATGACGAAGGGAATCTACATGATGAGGCATATAGAGAACATCCATATAGTGGACTTGGCTTTATGCTTCACCATGCTCACGAGGACAACCCGGAATGCCCGATTGCAAGCTATGAGTGCGATGGCGGGATTTTGGGTGGTGTGTATATTTACGACACGGAAGAACAAGCCGTTGAGGCATGGAACAGGAGGGTAAATGATGGCTGATTATATCCGGCGCGAGGATGCGCTGGAGGCATTTGAAAATGCTGACGCTGACGTATATGAAGACTATGGCGACGGAACTGTTGATTGGGGGTTTGGGCGGAAGAACATTCAGAACGTGATAAATGGCATCCCAGCCGCCGACGTTGCGGAGGTGGTGCATGGGCGGTGGATTCTCCATGATGACGGTGTATTCACTTGTAGTGAATGCGGCAACGCAGAATCTAACGACAGCTATTATTGCAGACTATGTGGCGCGAAGATGGATGGAGGTTGTGAGGATGCTTGAAAGAGATATGCAGAGCGCAGATGCTTACAACAAAAAGGATAAGATAAAGACCAACTTTGCCAAAATTTTTGTTTCTGGATCGGCTGAAAAGCCGTATTACAATATTTTGTATTTTGATCCGGTAGATAAAAATTATCACGTTGGGTTCGGTTCGTTTTACCTTCCGTATGTATTCAAGTGGCTATCGGAAGAATTTGAAATTGAAGATGAGCTAACCGTGGATGCCGTTCCCGTTGTGCGCTGCAAGGACTGCAAGCACAAGTTGCGAACGGTTGCAAATGGGGTTGTGATCTGCAGGGAGAAACACGGCATGGTTCAGCCAAGTCTGGATGATTTTTGCAGCTACGGAGAACGGAGGGATGACGATGTTTCAGATTGAGCTTTTATCCGGCGGCGTTTTCTGGGTATATGCCGTATACCCGCAGAATAGCGCGTTTTTGATTTGGAAAGACGACCACTGGGTTTGGATGGCAGCTGATAAGTGTAAACCGTATGTCCAGCCGTGGACAGTTACTACCGTCGATAACTTTCCGTCCACAGACGCTGTGCCGGTGGTGCGTTGCAAGGATTGCAGATACCTGGGGAGGGAGCTAGACAAAGGGCTTTACAGCTGCGATGACTACAACCTGCCATATTGCGAGCTGGACAGCTATTGCAGCCACGGCAGGCGGAAGGAGGAGACAAAACATGCGGCTGATTGACGCGGACGCATACAAAAAACTGCATCAGTCAAAATGCGTGGGCGACTGCGGCTGCTGCTCGAGCATCACCGACGACATGATCTGCACGCTGATCGACGAGGCACCGACCGTGAAAGAGGCAATCGTGCCGCTGAAATGCAAATACTGCGGTTACTCATACCAAAAAATGCCGCCGTCCGGAGAACCGCTGTTCCGTTGGTGCCGGAAGTGGCAAAACATCGTCCGGGACACCGATTTTTGCAGCTATGCAGGAAAACGCGGAGAAGTAGACGTATGAGCGGGCTGCGCTTTGAGTCGATGGCGGACATGCCACCGAGAATGCGGGAGCTTTACGCCAAACAGCGTCTTCCGGAAGCACAGCAGCAGCAGAAACGGCAGGCAAAGTACAAAAACGAGCCGGAGAAGCGCGCCGGGGTACGCTTTGACAGCAAAAAAGAGGCGCGGCGCTATGACGAGCTTTTGACCATGCTGCAGGCTGGGCTTATCTCGGATCTGAGGCTGCAACCGCAGTTTACATTGCAGGAGAGCTACTGCACCGAGACCGGAGAGCGGGTCCGCGCGGTGCGCTACACGGCGGATTTTTCGTACCGAGCCGGCGGAAAGCTGATTGTCGAGGATGTCAAGTCAACGGCAACGCGGACAAAGGAGTACCTGCGCAACAAAAAGTTTATGCGCTCAAAATTTGGAATTGACATACAGGAGGTTTGACATGGACGAGGAAACCAAAGCAAGACCGGAGCCGCCCTGCGGCTTGCCGAAGCAAGGAAACAACTGCGCCAACAAAAGCGCGATCTTTTGCGCAAAGTGCGGATGGAATCCGGAAGAGCAGGCGCGGCGCAAGGCGCTGCCGCTTACCAAAAACGGGGCGGGCTTGCTGCATAAGGATATCGGCACATAAAATAGGCAACCAGCCGGGGCACATATTTATATTATCTGGACTTTTGCCGCTGCCGCTCCGCCATGAGACGGCGGCGGGAGGATTGCCCCGACTTTTTGCAAACCGCCTGCGGGCTGGATCAACCGCAGGCGGGAATGAAAAAGCGTGTGGAACGTGCGCTTTGTGGGACGTTACCCAACGCCGGACCGCGCAAGGACCGGCGACATCGCATGACCTCCCAATCCCCCAAGCCGTCTGAGCAGACAAGGGCGGCTCGCCCGGAGACGCGCAGCGATCATGCGGATGGCGCGGCGCGCCGGGTGCAGGCGGTGAAAGCCCGTCACTGCAAGGGGACCGGACCTCCGGTCCCCAGACGAAAATAAAAGGAGCGGGACAATGAGAAACATGTTTGGAGCCGCAGAAACGCGAGAAAGCGGGGTCTACGGATACCTACGGGACCCGCAGCGTGCAACAAAGGGACTCTGCTACAATGTGCGCTGCTCGGAACGGAACAATTACAAGGGCGCATGGAGCTGCACAAACTGCTATCTGTGCGTCGGGCGGAAATTAGCCCGCCAGTCTCGGCGGGAAGTTATAACGATCTGAAAGGGGCATACATATGGCAAAAATCATGGAGCTGTTTTATGGCGAGCTGGGGCAATTTCAAACAGCGATGGAAGATGAAAAGTGGGAGGTTGATTTCCGGGGCGAGAAATACCCGCCGCGTATCACAATGGACCAGCTGACACCGCCGCTGTTTGAAGTCACGGAGGGCGGACCGCAGCGAGAGCCGCCAGCCTGCATACAGGTGATCGGGACGCCGGATCTGCGCGTTATCACGACTGGCAAGCTCCAGATCAGCAAGAAAGAACTGAACCGCCTTCGGAGGCGGGCTATTGCTTTCT